ATCCCATCTGAATCCCATCGAATCTACAGGGTCTTATTAATCCCTATACTCTATCTTAGCATATATACACACCTATAATCATCACCAAATTGTTAACAAATTGTTACAAATATGTTAACATTATTACTAATATTATTCAATTAATCATTCTGATAAACTTGCTAGCATAATAATTGAATAATATTAGTTTAAGAGCAAAATCGCTAAAGAGAGTGTTTCGAATAATATTCAACTAATTGTTAACACTTGACATATAAAGCAATATTGTTGCTGGTAAACTTGTCAGCAACAATATTAGGTTACAATAGTATCCCTGTGGATAACTTTTAGGATACTACTGTATCAGGGATACATACGATACCAGTAGGGCGACATATGTATCCTATATCAAAACTTAGGGCGACAAATGTATCCCTGTGGATAACTTTGCTAACTGGTCAGTTTATCATGATATAGAGTTATCCACAGGTGTTAATTTGTATCCCTGTGGATAACTTTTACCCCCCTATCCATGATAGGGGAGGGGGTCGGCTGGGGACCCCTATACGAACGTATGGTTTTTAGTAAATGTTGATTGTTGTGTATATATAATTATCGGCTATTATTGTGTATAATAAAATAGCACACCAGTATAGCGTGCTTAATGTTATAACTATAAGTATTAGGGTTTATATTACATACCTTCCAGCCTTCCTACTATTTCTTCTCTTAGCATTGCATCCAATACCTCATGCAAGTCTCTCCGGTATAGTCTTATATCATTATCAGTATTAATCCTTTCCGGATAATAGTAGCTATATGACAGTTCTTCATCATCAGAGATAATAAGTATTACTCTTTCTAATTTATTATGTTTTCTGAGTCTTTCTGTTATTAAATTTATTATGCCTTCATTTTCTATTATCCATGTTAAGGTTGCATCTAATCTTTTTCGTTTAGATTGCTTTAGCTTTTTTATATTTTGTTTATATCTTTGTCTTTTCCTCATAGTTATTTATTACTGTCCAATTTGGTTTTTGCATATTAACGCCTCAAAATTATTTAGATTAACTTAGTATCTTCTGGTAATTCTTCTATTATATTTCTTAGTTGCGTTAAGACTACATCAGTTAGACTAAGTAGTTTCTTTTTCATTAAGGGTAATTGTCTATGAGGATATTGTTTTTCCGGTATGGGTATAGGGTTATTTGGTTCTTGTATATATTTATCTACTCCTTCAAAAAACTTTTCATCTGTATTTGCTTCCTGATAGTTTCTCAGGTTATCAGTATTAATTGTAGGGTTAGGATGCATTTGTATTCTTAATTCATCTATTTGTGTTTGATGATTTTCCAATAGTTCTCTGATTTCATTTAGTTTTGTATGTATTGATTTAAATTGGGTTTGGATTTTAACCTGGGTTAAATCTTCTCCTGAATCTAACATATACTTTGCTCCTTTCTAAATTATATGTTTTCCATACTTACATCCTTAATAGCTCTTCTTATATTGGCTATTCCAATACAGCCTGTCATTGATCTAAGAATTCCAAGTGTAATATCATTTCCTATTCTGGCAAACTCTCTATAATGTTTCTTTAATGTTTTTGCTTTTGTGTTAGCGTTCTTCAGTCTGATACTTCCGGATTCTCTGTGATCAATCTGTCCGGTGTATTTATCATACCTGTCATAGCTGATATGAACTCTTTCCCTATCAGGGAATCTATGTTCCGGTGGTTTGACAGCTATGCCGGAAGGTGTGAGAGGCAGACAGGAATCATGTATGTTCATACTATATCCCTCCTTTTTTCTTTGCCTGATCTACTTTGCGTTGTTCAATATGTGCTTCGGCTGCATCTAACCATTCCCGCATATACTTGACCTTACTTTTTACATCCCTAATTCCTGATTCATTAAGCATATAGTTAGGTATAGATGTAATTGCAATCTGATTGTTAAGACATTCCTGTAATTCATCTATTCTTTGATTTAGTTTCATATATGCTTTTGATCCTAATGTTTGTATATAGAGAGGATCACTATGTTTAGGATCTAAGCATAATACTTCAGCTTGTAAATTTGCCATATTCTTTTCTATCGATTCTACCCTTGCCTTATACTCCCGAAATTCTCTTATGGTTTCCTTAATGTTCCATAATGTCTCAATAGAATTAACAAGCAGGTTTTTAAGTTGTCTTATTATATTCATAATAATTTCTCCTTATAGTATGGTATCCCGGAGGGATTATCCCTCCGGGATCGGGGATAGGGTTACTTGTCCTTGAGTATTCCGAACTTTCTCAGGAACCATAGGATATACTCTACTGCGGTTTTAATGTCTTCAATGCTCCAGTCAAAGAAGCTGCTTTTAGACATTGGTACATTAGAATCTATTGTAGATTCTACATGGATTTCTTTTACAACAGATTCTAATTTTTCTGTACCTGTTTTCTTTTTGCCTGTAAGTTCTTGTTTGAGAACTAAGGCTGCAAGTTCCGTTATTCCATTAACTAAGTCTCCTGCAAATGGTAGCCACATAATTGTTTACCTCCTTTCTACTAAGATTTTATGACATCTCATACATAATAAATCTTTAGGTTGATCTCCTGCTATAGATACTTCGCTGTATTTATGATTACCTGTTCTATCCTTACACAATGTTGACTTATCAGATTTATTAAGTATATGCCAAACTCTGTTATAGTTATGTCCGGTATCACTAAGATACCTAATTATTTTTGTATCTTTTGGTATGTTTGATAATAAGAATCTTTCTTTGGGTGTTATACAATGATTATCTCTTATAATTTTATTAAAATTAATTACTATAAATATGTCTTCATGATCAATACACCAAAAGTGTAATGTAATATTCATATTATTAAATACGTATTCATAATCTTTTCCTGTAGCTATTTGGATTATAACACCTTCACCATATTTTAGATTGGTATGTAAAATATTAGAATATATATAATCCTTAACGAATCCTTCCGGATAGGTTTCGTTTATATACTCTATAAATTCATATAATTCATTTGACGTTGGATATGTTATCTTCATCTAACTATACCACGTAAGTTCCTTAATTAGTTTAGATAATGGTAAATCTGATCTAAAATAAATATTACTTCCGTTTTTAAATGGAATTCGGTGTTGAGATTTTTCAGTTGTTGGCGAATCAGGAGGGTTATATTTTAAATCAGATGTATTGTTAATATATGTTGCAAGACGTTGATATTCAAATTCGGGTAAAGTGTGTTGAACGTATGTAAAGGGTGTTGACTGTATGTATTCAGTAGATGTATTTTCATTAAGTATATCGGCTTCATTATCTGTTAATCCGTTTTCTGATAAATTGTTGTATTCGTTCTTCACTCCAATGTTTTGATTCTGCCGGGAGAAAGATTGGGGATTGCTGTTTAGCGTAAGAGTTTTTTTTAGTTCTCGTGTATATTTTTTAAACTTACTCCATTCTTCTACATGAAGGATACTGCAATTACTAAATAACTTAAACTCTATAATACCCTCAATATCTCTTTCTATTGGTGATTGAGATACTTTAATGTTATTATTAAACTCAATTAGATTTAGATTGATAGGGTTATGAGGATTAGGCATACTTACATACATATAGTCAGGAAGAACACCATTTTTAACTATATCAAAGAATTCTTGTGAACTTATTAAACCTGAACATAAGGTAACAATTGTATCTATAGTTAAAGGTTCTCTTTCATCTATTGTAAATCTAAAAAATATTGTCCAACCTTCGACTTTTCCGCTATTATAATTTAAATTCATATCAGAATCTCTTGCACGTTCTATAAGCTGGACAGAGTTTGATTCCTGATGATATTCTATAAGATACTGATTAAGATATTGTCCATCAATGAAGACCCTTGAAGGAACTAATCTACCTATGTAACTATGGGGTTCGAAGTTATATTTAGGTTTATGCTTTGAAGCCGGAAGAATTTTAGGTTTCTCCGGCTTCATTTTTGAAGCAGGGATAATACTACCATCATCTTGAAATATAAACTGTTCCTGATTAGGCATTATTATTTACCTTTCTTTGATTTACCAGCTTTATTCATTGCAATTGCTATTGCTTGTTTTTGAGGCTTACCTGCGTTCATTTCAGTCTTAATGTTTTGGCTGATTGTTGCTTTGGATGATCCTTTTTTGAGCGGCAATTTTATCACCTTCCTATACCAAATCTATTATTACTTCCGGGAGGTTTAATCAGGACAGTTCTATTCTTTCGGTAAGTATCAAATTCCCATTCACTGTATTCTCCAAACTTCCTTGCAGTTTCAATAAGAACTTCTTCTGATATTGGAATACCCATTACATCCATTCTTTTCTTGACAAGTTCTCCTACGTGCCTATGAAATATTGCTTTATCATCCGTTATGTGTGCTTGAACAATTATAGGAGCTGCAGATTTTAATTCTTCAAAGATATAAGGTAATAATTCTGGACAGCCTATTTCTTTTAATTCCTCGTATAATGTCATTCTTTTATACCTTCTTTCAATATAAGTTTACCGGTAAGAGTAGCATTGTTAAATTCATATATACCTGATGCTTGTGGTTGTGATGTAGCAAGGGTATATACTCTTCGAAGAAATGATGCAAGTTCTCCTTTTGTTACCATTTCAGTTTCTTTATAATGCTCATTGGCAAAGATACCCTTCTCTTTACACCATTGTATATCAGGAGGGGTATCTATAATTACTGGAGATACTTTAAGACTATAACCTTCAGGGATTCTAAAATCATCCCATCTTAATTTCCATCCCCATGATTTAATCTCTTCTGAGTTATTTATTACCCATCCAGCGCTACTTCTCCAATTCCAGAATGTTATCATTCCATTTGAGAATTCTGTACCAGCAACAATACCTACATGTGTGTAGGTATCTTCTGGACCTATTCCGGGAGGATCAATAGGATCATAGGTTTGGTCAAAGAATACTACACATCCGGGAACAGGTTTATCAATTTTGGTAGTATGTCCATGAGTAGTAAAGGTTCCTGCTTCATCATAGGTTAATGCAATACTGTTAAGGTCTTTAGGCCATACCCCTGCTCTGACATAGCATTCACTTACACTTCTTGCACATCCGGGTTCTGGCGCTATAGGATTTGTATATCCTGTGTCTTTCATACTTTGTGCAGTTTTGAGAATCTTATTCTGCACGTTTACATCAAATATTATCATTGTTTTTCTCCTGTTTGCAGTTTATTCAATTTGTGCTTGAATAATTATAATCCTTATGTTTGAATTTGTCAAGTTTAAATTGACATTTATTTTTAAATCTATTATACTTTAATTATGAAGAAACGTTGTAAGTTTACTAAACCTAATGGCGATCAATGTAAATTATATGCAGTAGATGATACCGACTATTGTAGGTATCATACTGATGCAAATGTTTCAGTGCAGCCTGAACATAATATTACTGCTGGAATACCTTTAAGTAAAAAGCAGTCCTATACTGAATTTTATAATAATTGGGAGCCTACGGATTTAAAAAGAGAGCAGGCAACACTCAGATCCTTATTGGATGACCTATTAAAACTTGACGAATTAAATAGTGAATCATGGCGATCCCACTTAAGTTCCTTACTTAGTTCTAAATATAAAGAATGGTTTATAAGTCAATCCATAGAAGAAGATATTGCTGAACACTTTACAAGAGAATTTACAGGTATTACGTTTGAAATTCTTAATAAAGAACTTCCAGATGTACAGATGACCAAACAGAATTTATATGCAGCTAAAGATTTAATTGCGGAAATACGTAAGACCGCAGAAACCATAAAGAAGATTCAAGAAGGGTTTACTATTAATGTTACCGGAGATATTAGAATGTTTGCAATGTTCTTAAAAGAATGTGTGTTTGCAAACGTAAATGACATGAGAATAAAATATGCAATAGCGGAATCTGCAAAAGGGTTTTTAAGTCGAGTAGAATCTAATCAGGTTTTACTTGAGGCTCCTGTGGAAGGGATAGAAGAGACTTTTGAAACCATAGGAGATATTTTATCAAATGAGTCAGTTTGAATTAAAAGTTAATAGGTCATTTCCTTCTCCAGATTATATAAATTTGCGTTTAATTGTTGATACATATATAGGCATGATTGAAGGTTCCAGAAAATTAGTAGAAAAATTTAGACCTAATGAAATTCAAGGAAAAATATTTTTAGAATATCTGCAAAGTAAAAGAGAAGGTAATTACTATTATTTATTCTATGGTTCTACAGGATCAGGCAAAACAATGTTGGCTCTATTATTACTTACGTGGGTTTTATTAGAAAACCCCGGAGCTAAGGCGCTTATTGTAAGAAAGACACTTACACAGTTTTTTGATTCTGTGATGCAGGATATAGAAGATTTTTGGAATTCTTACGGTATTGCCTTTCATCGTAAACTAATTAATGGAATGCCTACATATTATCTTCCAAATGGATCACGGGCTGATTGTAGATCAGAGGTTAAATCTTCTAGATCCAGTCAAGAAAAAGCAGATGATTTAGGTTCAACACAATATAATATTGTATATATGAATGAAATGGATAGTATGTCAGAGACATACTTTGCAACTTTACCATCTAGAACTCGTAACAGGCATCTTGTTAGTAAGCCTCTCATAATAGGAGATTGTAATCCTCCTCCAAAAGATCATTGGATATATAATCAATTCTTTATTGAACATAATGGAGAAGATCCGGAATGTGAATATAGGGCATTTAAACTTCCTGTAACAGATAATATCACGCATGTTCTTCCGGAATATCTTGAAGATATGAAAGCATTCTATGCATCATATCCTTCCCTTTATAAAAAGTTTGTTGAAGGCGATTTTGGTCCAACAGTAAAAGGAACTGCGATATACAAGGGCATCTTTTCCCATGATTTGCATATTGCATCGGCTCCTATTATACCAGATCCTAAGCTTCCTCTTATAAGAGGCTGGGATTTTGGATTCCATAGACCCGCTATAGTAATTGCACAAGATGATTATGCAAAGAATGAGATAAGAGTACTAAGAACTATACTAGGATCAGATGTTTTACTTCGTAGATTTGGTAATAGGATTATACGATTATGTGATAAACTATGGCCGGGATATACATGGAAGGATTATTGTGATCCTCATGGCGAACAGGTAAAGGATGATGGTAAGTCTTCTATACAAATTCTTAAAGATATAGGACTTATGCCACAGGCAAAGTTTAAGAATATAGACTATGGTCTTAATATTCTTGAACAATGTTTGACAGAGTTATCAGAATTCAAGCGACCTGTAATTCAGATAGATCCGGATAATGCAACCTTACTTATTGAAGCGTTAGCTTATGGTTATACACATGATCCGGATAAATTACACTCTGGAAAAATTGTTCCTTATAAAGATGGAACCTATGATCATATTATGGATGCATTTAGATATATACTTATTCACATAAGATCCCTTACAAAGAAGGGTAAAAATAAGTATTCATCAGATACAGAGTGGACAAGGGTTAGGACAGTAGATAATGGTAAATATGGTTCTGCAATTAAAAACTGGTCTAATAAATCTGGTAATTCTTTATCAGTAGGAAGGACTTAACTATGACAACAATACTTAAAACGCCTGAAAGTTTAACCAATTTGCATATTCTACCTAATAGTTCTTATGGAATACCTGTAACTTTTTCAAATGATCAGATATTTACTATGTCTCCTAATGATATAACTATTATAGACTTTGAAAATAAAGTAGTAGAGGCAGTAAAGTGGAATTATGAACAATCAAAAATAGCAAAACAACCTCATGAAGAAAAGATGCAAAGGCTATGGTCAAGATACAATAATCAATATGATCATGAGGGTAAAGCAGAATGGCAATCTCAGAGAGATTTTCCTAAAGTAAGAATGGGTGTGGAAAGAATTACTGCGGTTATATCCAGAATACTTACTCTTGCAAGAGGGAATTGGTTTAAAGTATCTTCCCGGAATCCTTTGCATAAGCCTGTATATAGTTTGTTTAAATCAATGATGATGGAAAGTCTTGATAATGAGGATGTTAAGTTTTTTGATATATTTCAAAAGTCATTAAAGGCCGGCCTTGTTGGTAATCTTATGTGTGTAATTGTATCATGGGCTATTGATGGATTTACTAATCCTATTGAGGAAGAGTCAAATGTATTTCGTAATGACAATGTTCTTAATATACTTACCGGAGGTATGCCGGAAGTAAAAACGAGATCCCATTTATCCTTAGCAGTGCAGAATCCTAGAAATATATACCTTGACCCTACCGGAAGGGATAGATTCATTCAGTTAACGAGAGCATATTCAAAAGGAGAATTTACCGCGGAAGCGACTGCACGTAATTTTTTATATATAAACGAAACAATATCCTCCGCTTCTCCGGAAGAAACAAAGAATACTACTGACCTTTACTTTACAGAAATGAGTGATTCAGAGATTACACGTAATGATTCTATATTTATTATAGAACATTATGGGGATCTTTATGATAAAGACGGTTATCTTCTTATGAAAGATAGTTATGTTATAGTTTCTAATAAGAAGTATGCTGTAGATATGGGACCATACCCGTATGCACATGAAACTAACCCGGTTGTAAAATGTGGATTAATTGATTCCCCATTCTCTGTATATCCTGAATCCCACATGTCAATTGACCTTGATCCTCTTGAAGCCTATGTAGAATTTTTAAATCTAATGATTGATTTTTATAAAACAAGAGTTCTTTCTTTTTATGAACTTAATGAGGAAGTTCTTTCGCCGGATGAGGATTTAGAAAAAGATGGGTTACATCCCGGTAGAGTTATTAGAAAGACAGGTCCTGAACCTGCAATTAATGCATCGCCTTTAGGCGATGCTCCTCCAATGTTTTATCAATTTATTGATATACTTTATAGAGAAAATCAGGAAGGCTCTGGCGTTTATGATGCTATGGCGGGTTTACCAAGAACCAGAGGGCAGCAATCAGCGCAGGAATTTACCCGAAGAATTGCAGAAGGCGGAGCATTGTTTGATTATGCTTTTCGGAATATAGAGAATCAATTCCTTGTACCTATACTAAGACAATGTTTTATTAATATGCTTCAGTTTACGCCACAGGATACATGGAGAATCTGGATTGAACAAAAGATAGCGGAACTTATTGAGGATGAAGTATCTCAAATAGGAAAGCAGATGAATAATCAGCTTACCCCAGCACAAAAAGATATGGCAAGAGAACAGATAAAAATTGATAATCCTTTGATTCCAATATACCGGGCAGTAGGAGAAATGTCTCCACAAGAACGCTTATCTTACTTTGCTAAAGATATAACATTTAAGACAGAAGTATTTTCTGCTGTTTTTGATAGACAGGCTATGCTGGAAAAAATATCTTACTTTATAGGAACAGTATCAAGAATTCCGATGGCAGTAGCTGCCGTAAAATGGAATAAGGTTATGGAAAATGTAATTGAATCATTAGGGTGGGAAGCGGTAGAATATATTAGAACAGAAGAAGAAACTATCATGATGTTACAAACGATGCAGAAAATTCAAGGATATGGACAATCGGCAGGGTTTGTTCCATCTGACGAGCTATCTACACAATTACCTACAAATATTTCTGGAGGACAGGCAAATGCTGCTGCGTCTGGAGTAATGGGATCCTCAGGACAACCGCAGGATCTATTTAAGCAATTGGTTCCGGGACAGGTTCAAGCGGGTAATCCCGGATTTTATGGACAAGGCCAATCTGTTTTGGCATAAATAAAAACAACCTTTACTGTATTGTAATAGTGTTTTGCGAATAGGTTAAATCTGAGGGGAGCTAACCTAATACCTAACAAAATTAAATACGTAGGTTGTTTTTATAAGGCATTTATGCGTAATAATATTATACGTATTTTAATTAATTTGTCAAGCATAGTTTAAAATATTTTAATTCAATATTGTGTATATTTAGTAAACTTACTACATTGACATTACAGACTTAAAGTTATATAATTATTAAGGTATATTTATTTTAAAGGAGGATTTTAAAAATGGCTAATTGTCCTAAAGCATCGGCAAATTCCGCAGGCGCTCCCCCTACTCTTATTACAAGTGAGGGTAATAAAGCAGGTTCTGGAAGTGGGAAATCTTCTCCTACTACACAGAAAGGCAGTAAATAATTTATGTTACCTATGGAACCTATAGAACTGAGCGTTCATAATAAACTTGAGAAAGTAAAAGCAGGTGATTTGTCTCAAGCGTCAGTTCAGGTTTTACAAACTATTATACCTATGCTGCATCAAAAATATATGCTAAGTCTAATGGCTGCGAAAACTATAGAAGAGAAAGCTATAGCCTCCGTTGCTCTTATTGTTTTAGATGATATATCTTCGCTTATCCTGAAAGGGAAAGCGGACATATAAGATATATGGAAGGAGAACAAATTGGATAATTTTTTAACAGGAGCTTTTATTGATGAGGCTCCACAACAAACGAATCAACCCGCTCAACAACAGCAACCTCCTGCAAATGTGGTTCAAATTCCTGCGGATGTTTGGGAAAGACAACAAAAACAATTAATGGATAAGGATCACATGATTGATCAGCAAGGAAAAAGTGTTGGAATCCTTAGGGGTGTAAATGAAAATCTTGCTAAAGCTCCTGATCCTTTTGCTGGAATATTTGGATCAGTTCCACAACCTCAACCACAACAATCACAGCAGAATTATGGAATAGATGAATTTGATCCTCTGGCTATTTTGCATAAAAATGAAATGCAAAATAGACAACAGCCTATTCAACAACAGCAAGTTTCAGTAGGGCAGGTAGATCCTAATCGGTTAAAACAAGCTATTGCAGATACGGTAGCTCAAACATATAATCAACTTGAGGATAACAAATATAAAACTAATATGGCTATACAGGAATTAGCCACAGGGTTTGAAAGAGAGTATCCGGATATTGTAAATAATCCTAATGCAGTTCAAGCGGTATTTGGAATGTTTAGGCAGTCCATTCAGAATTATGTTGCACAAAATGGAACCGCCTCTCTTACTCCGGAAGTATTAAGGCAGACCTATCAGCAAATAGTTCCTAATGCTGCAAATATGTATAGGTCATTACAACCTCAACAACAATATTTACAGCAAGGTTATCAGCAGCAACCACAACAATTACCTATGCAGAACTATCAGCAACCTCAGCAACAGTATATGCAACAGCCGGGACAGGTTCCGATAAGTGTAAGTCCTTATGGTATGCAGCCTAACTATAATCAGGCTGAACAATTTTATAATGCACAGGAATCTAACCGTAATCCCGGAACGCCTATTCAGACTTTAAATGGTGGTCAACTTCAGAATATTCAGCCGGGACAGCGAGTAGTTCAATACGATCATAACTTTATTAATAAATCTATGGAAGATGCAGTTAATTGGAGAAAAGGTATTCAATCTAATCAAAAGGCTCATAGAGCGATGGTAAATTATCCGTCGCTTCCAATGTAATAATTATATATGGTAAGTTTACCATCATAAATTCTAAAACTTTAACGGTAAATATTAGACAGGAAACAGCATAAATATGCTCCTGATCTGTGTGTATGTATCCGTAATAAGGTTTTAGTATGGTTTAACATACTGAAATTTTAATTTTATTCACACAGAAAGGAGTGAAAATTATGCCTCAATCATGGGCAGTTTATGGAGGTTATCTTGCCGCTCCTCGGCTTTCACATGAAGTTAGAGTTAAGGCACAACCTTCTTACAAGTTCAGACAGTTTTGTCGAATGGAAACAACATTTGGGGCGCACATGGGGCAGACATTATACTTTGATAAGGTGTCTAATGTAGCGTCAGCCGGAAGGGTAATCAGCGAGAATGAGGTAGTTCCTACCACATCAATCACAATCTACCAGGATACTATATCTGTATATGAGTATTCAAACTCAATCGAATGGACGGGCTGGCTGGATCAACTTGCAGAACTGGATATTAACCATATCATAACCAATGCACTTATGGATGATATGAGTAAGACTCTAGATTATGCAGCAGGTCTTGCATTCTTAGGAGCAGATATTGTATATACTCCTACAGGAACTAACTATAATCCAAGTTACTCGGTAGTAACAAACGGAACTCCTACACAGACAACTACACGTCCTTGCAATACTTATGATGTTAAGAATATTGCGGACATGATGAAGTCAACTTACCTTATGCCTTATTACTCCGGTAATGAATATATATGTGTAGCGACTACATCATTCCTGAGAGGCTTACGGGATGATCCAGATTGGATAAATGCAAAACTTTATGGCGCTCCTCAAGACCTCTTTTCAGGGGAAGTCGGTATGTATTATGGAATTCGCATGATCGAAGAGAACCATATTTTGCAGGATCTTACTGGTGGCGGAGGAGAAGCTGTCTTTATTGCATTTGACCCTGTTATCGAAATGGACATCTATCCGGAAGAAATTCAGGCAAAAGTTCCTGAAGATTATGGAAGGGATAGAGGCGTTCGCTGGGTATGGGGCGGAGGATTCAAAAAGACGTGGAATTACGCTACCGAAGGCGAAGCTCGAATGATCCTTGTAAGCGAAGCATAATGAAAGGAGATGATATTTAATGGGACATAATAATAGAGAGTTTCAGGGTGAACATCAGTTTTATGGATCCGATACCGTTATTACTGCTACATCTGGAACAGGTGTATCTCATGCAGTTATACCTATTCCGGAAGCATTAGGATCTATATATCCTATTACCTTTGGTGCAGTGTACACCGCAGATACTTCTGCATCTCCTACATTTGCAACAGGTGCGGCATTCCAGCTTCGTAAGGTTGTGGCTGCTACAGGATCTGCTACTACTATTGCTACTCTCACATTAGAAGCAAGTAAGAAAGCAGGAACTAAAACTGAAGTAACATGTAATGCAACAACCGGAACTGATCGTTACACAACTCCTCCATCCTTTACAGAGATTAATAATGAAACCATGTATCTTGATATTAATCAATCTGTTCAGGGTGTGGGCGGAACCCAAACTGTTAAGTTATACTTCACTTATAGAGGTATGACTAAGGATATTAACTAAATATCAATATGCTCAGGGGATTTTAAATAATCCCCTGAGCATTTAGTAAATTTACCAAAGGAGTATATTATGAAGCAGCGCAGGCATAGGACGCAATTAATTCCTGAAAAAATTAAAGGAGAAGAAGGCGGAACAGGCCATACCAGAATACTTGAAGGTTATTCAGGAAGATTTTATACAAGTTCCGGTGATCCTATTCCGGATAGTATATCTGAATGTACTGCAAGGGGTATTAATTTACCTCCTCGAATATCTGCTGAAATAGCAGGTAGGGAATCCTTAAGGCAGCAAGCACAAGCACAATTGGGTATGGCTGAAAATACTCAAACATATCAAAATGAATCTGCACAAAAAAGCCTTGCTGATTTAATGTATGAAGCTATTGGATCTGAAGCCCCTAAACAAACAGTTAGAAAAAGTAGGGGAGTCCATTTTAAGGCATCATAATGAGTATAAGCAGAATCATTAATACAATCTTGACAATTGTTAATCGTCAGGAAGATACTGATTTTATAGAGTTACTTGCAAGAAGATTGCAAGATAGGATTAATGATCTCTGCCGGCAATACACATTTCAATTTCTTGATGTAATTCCTGATCCTTCTATACTACAATATATACATATCAATAAGCCTGTAGACATATCTGATTTTATAACGGTAAATAATTTCTTTGCACAGGGTTGGTTAGGGTTAACATCTGGTAAAGGTATATACCCATTTAAAGGACCTGTAATAAATTATGATATGCCTATGGGAGAAACCATAGGATACTTTGGAGATATTGAATATATTAAAAATCAGGTATTCTCACTACAAAAAGTTCAATGTCTATATGATGTAAAATGTTATGATACTTCCGGTCAATATATAGGTAATATTGCCGTTGAACAGGATCCTAACACATTTTATAGCGCTGGAGATTTTAGTCAGGATTCAGGACAGCCTGCTGTGGCTATGATTCATAACAGAGGTAATTATTCTGAACTTGTCCTTTCTCCTATTCCCGGAGATTATTTTGCAGATAGTTACATAATAGGCATACACTATAAATTATTAGAGTTTCCGGAATTAATGGCTCCGGGAGATACAAATGTATTCCTTGACGAATATCCAGAGATAGCCATTAATCTTGGTGTAGAGATTGCTGCACAACATTTTGAAGATGATGGGATGTTGCAAAGGGTAAAATTTGCTCTTTATGGAAACCCTGCGGATAAGAAAGATGCAGGACAGATTGGTACTATGATAAGAGTAAATAGATCCCTTACAAGAAAATCAACGCTTCCTACAGTAACAGGTATAAGTCGAACAGTAAGAGGAAGGCATTATCAACCGAATGGTTCTTACTACCAAAACAGGTGGTGATAAGTTTGCCAGAATTATTTCCAGTTCAAATTATGTTTGATAAAGGTATGTTTCGAGACAGACCTAAGACGCAGATACCTCAAGGCGGCTGTTATGACGCAGTTAATACTGTTATTGTAGATGGTAAACTTAAAGTTAGACAGGGGTTTAAAGAGTATATAACATTTACAGGGGTAACGGAAAATGCAGTTCAGCATCAGGATTTATTTATTAAGAACGGCTCCTTATATTGGATAGTAGGACTTAAGTATAAAGACGTAGATACTTTTAGTAAGATAGGATTTTATTATAAAAATCCTGCTACTGGTAATTGGGATACAATTACTGCAGGTTTAATGAATGACATAGATTTACCTATTCATAGCTGTTCATTTAAAGATGCATTCTTTTTTACAAATAAAATGTATGGTTGTAGATACTGGACAGGTTCCGGAGGATCTACCGCTATGTCTTTCAGTACATACGGAGATCCGGGAATAGTATTTTCCACAAATAGCAGATTATTTGTAGCAGGTTTCACAAATTATCCTTCAAGGGTATATTGGTCAGATTGGCTTGACTATACATCTTTTGGGGTTGCTGGAACTTCTTCAAAATATATTGATGTTTTGGATGATCCTACCGCTCTTACTACCGGATTATCACTTAATGATTACATATATCTATTTAAAACTAGACAAACATACATTATGTATAAAGCTAACTATCCCTTATACTTTGAATATAAACGTGTATCTTCTGATATAGGCTGTACAGCTAATCGATCCTTAAAAATATTTAGGGATGTATTACTGTTTATGGGTGATGATGGAATATATCAGATGCAGGGAACACAGTATCAACCTGTATCAGATCAAATTAATAAAAGAATTAAAGAAGTAATAGATACTGATTATTTTGTAAGGGTCTTTGCGCTTGTGGATAAGTCAGAATGGCTTTATCACTTATTTATTCCAACAATAGGATCGTCAGGACTTGTAGATAAGTGGTTTACTTTAAATCTAAAAACATTAGGCTGGACTGAAAATGATATAAGCACATTTCATCCCTTTTCTGGAATAAGTAGATATGAAACTATGTGGGATAGTGAAATATATATAGGCGATCAAAGTTCAGGTAAATTATGTGAAATGGATTTTGCATATACTGATGATGATGGTATATCATTTACGCCTTCATGGACTTCAGGAGTAATAGATATATTAGAACAATCACAAGGAAAAATTCAACTTGCAACATTAGATCAAATTATGCTTGAAGCTGAATCAGGACAGGCAAATGTGGAAGTTTTTTCTGGTGAACATTTTCATAAATTTACAAGTAGAAACACATATACGATTAATCTTGATGGTAACTCTGCTAACTTTATAAAATCAAATAATAAATCAAGATATTTTCAATTTAAGCTTACCTATCCGGATCTAACAGACTTACCAGAAATATCAAAGATGACTGTATTATTTAAACCTGTTCCGGGGGTATTAAGATAATGGATAATTTAAAAACTTTATTACAAGAAAAAATTCCTGAAAAAGATACTCCAGAATTTTCTATGTTTGTAAGAACATTGAACGATGCTATAAATGGGGTAATGTCAAACAAATCAACGTCAATCATAGAGGAATATTCTACAAGTGGCGATATGCCAGAGAGTGTTTATTTCGCATATAATGCCTATGTGGATAAAGGAAATGTATGGAAACAGATTGATTCTACCCAGAATAGCTGGGCTTTATATATGGATGGTAACTCCTACTTAAAAATAAGATTTTGTTTTTCCGGAACAGACCCTTTAGTATGGACAGACTTAGTTAAGATATATTCAGGAATACATGGTAGTTCTTATGATGTTTCTGCAGATTGTATTGCTTATTGGTTATGTAATGATAATACAACTAATACACATGTAATTGATTTGTTAGGTCTAAGTAATGCAGAATTAAAAGGAGGAGATAATACTAACATTAAATCAGTATCTGCTATAGTGGGTACGGGTTTATTAATGAATGGAACTGATGACTATATCTCAAAACACTATCATCCAGTTCTACCTATGGTGTTTGGAGATTTTACATGGGCAGGATGGTTTAAATTTGTTGATTATAGTATAAATAAATCTATCTTTTATATACGTAGTAGTATAGGTATTACAAATAAAGGCAGTCCTGCATCTTTAAGAATATCAAATGTAAACGGAACTACATTAACTTTAACTTATAATCATACAAGATACCCTTCAGTAGCTACCGCTAATTTTGAAAATATTACTATACTTAAAAATCATTGGTATTTTGGAACTCTTGTAAGAGATAGCATAAATAAAACTGTAAGCTTATATTTAGGAGACACAACTACTACTCCTACACAGCAGGGAGTTACAAAAACATATACAGTAGATTTACCTATATCTGATGCAGGAGAGATATGGCATGGTGTAAGTGATTTTGGATTAACTCCTTATACAAATATAGCCTATAACGCAATAGGTTTGTGGGGTATAATGTTAACACCAACCCAAATTACACAATTATGGAATGGGGGAGCCGGGCGTTCTACTTTAACAGAAATTATTCCCGGAGCGCCTTCTTATGTAGATGTTTATGAATCTTTAAATATTAAAAGACAGGATACAACAAATCAGGTAATTCATGCGGGTTCAAAATATTCTGCAACAGATACTGATAATGGCGATGGTTATTATAAAAAATCAGGGTTATATAAATTTAAACTTGAGGATAATGGATCCAGAGTATTAGTTAAAGCAGAATTAACTGATGAAAATGGGAAATACGATTTATGTATAGCAAGCGTTTCCAATGTAGGCGGTCATTACTATTCTAATAGTGTATTACTTTCGGATAGCGGAGAGTTTACAGGTTTTGCAACAGTTCATAGTGATGACATTATAATCCGTTTATGGTGTGTGGCTAATACCGAACAGATTTATGTAACGGTTATGACCAAAACAAACCCGCTTAATTTTGATATAGGTCTTACAATCTCAGGTCATGGTATTACTGAAGAACAATGGACAATTTAATTATTTACCGGAATATATATTTATGTTATAATACTCAAGTAAACTTACTAAGGAGGATTAAATAATTATGAGTCAAACAATGGGAGGTTTAGCAAGAAACCTTGTACGTGATTCCAGCATTGATGATGCTTATGCAAGTACTCCTATGTTTGTTGCGGCATCCCCCGGTAATGTCTTATTCACAGCCACAGCACAAGGAACCGTTGACAGGATAAAACTATGTGAAGTTACCGGAGCGGATACTACAATTACAATTAGAAGAATACCCTCTGCTACTGCTAATCCCGGATCTACTGTTAATAATTTACTTACCGCAGCTATTGGTACAGGAGAAGTAAAAGCGTCTGATACATTATTTATAGACGGTCCTATTAATATGGCAGTAGGAGATAAGATATTTGGAATAGCTGCTGTTGCAAGTAGAATAGCATGTGAAATATATTATAGAGAAAGGGTGTAAGGAGGTTTATTATGACCTTTAGAGAAGCCCATAAAAGTTTTCATGCAACTGAAACCGCAGGATTCGAAGTGCTGGATGATATTATTATTACCGGAACATTTGTGCATACCATGATGACAGCCGGTGCAACATTGTCAGCAAAGAAAATAGTAACATCGGATGGTTCAGGTAATGCAATATATGCATCAAATGCAACTGCTGCTCATGCCTATAAGGTTATAGGTATGAATGATAACAGCGCTAATTCTGGTGAGTCTGTCAGAGTTATTACCGAAGGGAATGTTACAAACAGCACATGGACGTGGACACCGGGATCAGCTTTATATCTTTCCACTTCCGGAGAGATTACACATACTGTTCCTACTACAGGATTTGCATTAAAAATAGGTATGGCTATAACTGCAACTAAAATATTTATTCGTATTGAGGCTCCTGTAATTCTTGCATAGTTATAGGGGTTTTAAATTTATAATTATCAAGGAGGTCATTTAGAATGGCAGGTAATAAGTATGTAGAAAGAAATTCTACAACGGGATTATTTACGGAGGTAGCTTCAACACAGACCTCCGCAGGTGTGGGGGATGCGGCTAAAATTCCTGCATTAGACGCTACCGGGAGACTTGCAGCGTCTATGATGCCGGTGGGTATAGCGGCTGAAAGAGTAACAGTAACGGCAGCTTCCGCATTATCTCAGTGGGATCTGGTAAATATCTATGATGATACTGGAACCTTGAAAGCGCGTAAAGCAGATGCAGGAACTAATAAGTATGCAGTTCATGGTTTCTGTCCAGATGCAATTCCTTCCGGAACTGGAGAAGTTCAATTTGAAGGCGTAATTACTACAACCGGACTTACTCCGGGCGGACGTATATTTGCATCAGAAACTCCCGGAGGCTGGACACAGACGGCTGTAACCGGAGCCGGAAAGATGCATCAGGATATTGGATTTGCAGTATCGACTACAGCATTTTTCCTTCAGGCTACTCCTCCAGTAACATTGCTTGCATAATATTTTCTTTCTCAGGAAGGTTTCAAGGAACCTTCTTGTGAGTGAAAATTAAGGAGGAATTTTATGAGTGTTAAATTGATTCAAAGAAGTGCTACAACGGGTATTATTGAAGAAGTATTATTAGAACCTTTAACTGTAATAGATAAAACTGATGATTATCTTGTAGTGGTTGGAGATTCTAGAAAAGTTTTAACTATGTCTTATGCAACCTTAAAAACTTTCACGCTTCCGGTAATAACATCAAATGATATTGGAACTCATTTTACATTTGTAAAAAAGGGAGCAGGTAAAGTTACAATTCAGGCTAATACAGGTCAGACTATTGATGGTTCAGGAATAGCTGGAACAATATATAATGATCAGGCTGGAGAAACCTATGCTACAATAAGTATGGTTGCTATATCAACTACACAATGGGTTATTACAGGATATTATGGAACATGGACAACTACATAATATGAAAGTGAGGATTTAGTAATGGCAGTAATTACAATAAGTAGTAAATTACAATTACCAAAAACAGGACAAACTACATCATATGTAGATTATGACGATGGGTATTATGAAAAAGGAAGCCCGATAACTCCTAGATTTATTGACAATTCAGATGGGACTGTTACTGATAGACTTACTAACCTTATGTGGGTACAGTGTCCTGATTTAATAATACCTGGAGAAAGTGGACAACATAGTATATTAAAAAATCAGATACAGTCTGCACGAGGGGATTGGGCAGGTACAACAGAATATACTGCCGGTGATCTTGTTGCAGAAAGTGGTCATTATTATGTATGTGTAGTTACTCACACATCAGGAACCTTTGCTACAGATTTAGCTAATGGTAAGTGGGTTGAAACAACATGGACTTCTAGTGTAGATCCGACGGCGGTTGCTGCCACTTTTTTATGGGCTGCCGGAATAACCCAATGCGAAGGACTTAGTTATGCAGGTTATTCTGATTGGTATTTACCAAATGTAAATCAGATGGTATCTCTTTGTAAATTTGAAGGCTATGGTGCCATTGATACTACATATTTCCCAACAATAGTATCAGATGCATATTTAACAAGCACAACATATTATATTGATACGCTTAGGTATTGGGCATTTGATGTAGTAACAGGAGTTACAGTAAATGGATATATAAAAGATGCTAATGATAAATACATATTACCGGTAAGAAACATATAAGGAATTAGTATGTCTGCAAGAATTATAAATTCAATAGAGGATTGGCCTAAAGTTAAACAGGTTGTGGAAAACTTTCTACAATCTTTATGGGCTGATAGGGTTGATATTAGTTCTTTATATGAGTATGAAAAATACTTTATACGGGCGTTAGATGATCCTTTAAATTGGGCATTTATACTTATTGAAGATGAAAATAAACCAACAGGATTTGCAATTGTTAATCAGGTTTATCAGCAAAAAATTATGACTGATCCAGATAAGCAAATTAATAAGCTGGTAAATTTACCACATGGTTTTATAATTGCAGCATATAATGTTGATGGATATAAATCAGGACAAGAGGCTCTTGATTTAATAATACAATGGTGTAAGTTAAGAGGACATACTGAAATATATGCTGGAATGGTTATATCTTCTGTGCTTGCAAATACTGCTTATGATTCCAGAAGACGCTTATCTGCTTTATTTGAGCGATATGGTTTCAAAGAAGATCATGTTGTAGTTAAGAAATTAATATAAGAGGTGAATGATATGGGATCATTATTTGGCGGTGGGAGTAATGAAGTCCAACAAATTGCAGAAGGAGGATTTCCGGATTGGCTTCAACAATATATGCAAGATGCTGTTGCCAATGTAATTATGCCTTCTCTGTATTCAGGACAACAAGGATTTGAAACTCCTTACTCCGGTATAGAGGGTTTACAATTTTTAACAGGAGATCCTCTTAAAGGAACACAAGGATTTTCACAACCTTATAAACCTCCTAAACCTGCTACAACCCCACAAAGTAATGTTACTAACAATACTCCCCCTACTACGCAACCGGTGCAACCCACGCCTACACAACCGGGTATTCCTATAACTCCGGGATTGCCGGGAACAGTTATATTTCCTTCTCAAGGACAAACTAAAGTACAGGCGTTTAATCCTGTATTAAGGGGGTGGATGTAATGAGTGTTAGTCAGATGATAGGAGTGCCACAGGCATCTCCTCTTAGTCAAGCAATACAAGGTCCAATGAATGCATACTGGAATTATGCAGGTTTAATGGGTCAGCAAATGTCTCCTATGCTTGATAATGCACAAAGCTTAATAAATCAAACATCAAAAGATTATATGCAGGGTAATCTTTCACCTACTTTGCAATCTGCTATGGATTACGGACAACAAAATGCATGGAACAAAATGACTAATGCATATAACAATCCATATAATTCAGGAATAGGTGAAGATATAGGTAATGCATTTGCAGGTATATCAGCGCAAGCAGGATTACAAGATTCTCAAAACCAGATGAACTTCTTAGGATCTATGCTGCCTAATATGTTGGGACTTACTAATCAAGGATTTCTTTCCGGTCTTTCCGGAGCGTCTCAATTGCCCTTACAGGCAATGCAACAATCTGTAGCAGGGTTCTATAGCCCTATGCAAGCTCTTACTCAATTTTTTGGAACTGCTCCATATAATACTCCGGTTTATTCTGTGTAGGAGGAATTAATTGTGTATGTTCAACCACAGATAATTCAAAGACCTCGTAATCAAGGATTTGGTTTTGATGATTTACTTGGAATAGCAGGTATGTTTTTAGATCCTACTTCTACATTAAGTCAAATATTTACTGGAGGAAAAATGCTTGGAGGTTTAACCGGAGGAACTAGTAATCAGCAGCATATAGTTCAAGGAGGTCAAAAACAAATTTCTGATTTTAATACACAGCTATTTAATTATAATGATCCTGATAACCCTTTAAATGCATATCTATACCTTAGTAATTATTATAACCTCTGGAGGTAATCATGGTAGTTCCTATATCTCCCCAGATATTAAAAAGACAAAATAACGTCCTTGCAGACTTACAAGGATTTATTGGACTTGGGACTGGTGTAATGGACTTTCTATCCAATAATAATCTTAGAAATATTCAAGGAGAAATGTATAAGGAACAAGAAAGAGGTTTAAAACTTGCTAATGATAGAAGTGAAGCTATATGGAATGCATATACTAAACCCATAGCCGAAGAAGAAAACATACCAAAACCAAATAGCCCTCTGGATTTAATAGTTCAAAAGGTTGCTAATGATTACTTAAACAACCCTGACATATATAATTCCGGAAAGAATTTAAGTAATCAAAAAGAACAGCAGCCTATACAAACACAGGAACAGCCTCCTTCTAACTTATCAAATGAAAATATACAACAACCAACACAAACTCAAAGCGTCGGAGATATAACAAAGCAGGCTAAAGTATTACCCGGACAGCAAGTAAGTTTACCACAACAATCACAACCTCAAATTAAACAAGGTAAACTTATCAAACAAGGTGGGGTTCAGACTATGCAACCATCTGAGCCTGTTGATAATCTTACGCAGGGTAATATACATACACCATCTCCTGATTTTACTCCAGAGCAAAAGCAAGCTATTGAACTTATGCAGGTTCAACAGGTAATGAATACCGATGTATCTCAACCTACAGATAACAGTATCTTTGCAGGAAGACAGGCATTTGTAGATTCATCTAAAGTAGGTATGTTAATAGCGCAGCAATCTATTACTACCGGAACAGTAGATCCGGTAATGTGGCAGCTTTATAATATGAACCAAAATCAAAGACAGGAATGGTTAGATCAGCAATTAATCGATAAAGGTATATATGACACTCCGCCTATAGGTATGATAGATGCCTATGAATCTCAAATAGGTGCGCTTACTATGAGAAATTCTTTTCCTCCGGGATCTTCTGAATATAATATGTATGATGCAGAATATAAAAAATATAGCGATATTATTAATCCTTACTATCAAGGACTTTCAAATGTTGGACGAGCATCATTTACAAAGGCTGTTCAAGTTCATCAAAGTTTGAGAGTACCTGCACAGGAATCCGCCAAAATGGTAAGCTTAAGTATTGATGCAGGTAAAGCAAGAGCGGCACAGGCAGAATTAGCTGCAAAACAAATAGTAAGTACAGAGAAAATTGCTGCTGCTGATAATCAAAATAAATTAGAGGTTACTCAATTAAGTGGAGATATTCAGTATAAACTTAATGGACAAACATTAGATGCACATGCTGTAGAGTATAGACTTGGACTTGATCAGAATATGAATCAGTTTAGGCAGTCTTTAGAGTTTCAATATCTTACTACCGCTAACCAACAAAATATAGAAAAGGCCAACATTCAAGCTAATCTTGATATGCATTATGCAGATGTTATGCAAAAGTATCGAGAAGGACTTACAAATAAAGAATATACAAATATGATAGGACTATCTCAGATTCATACAACAATAGGATCTTTACAATCTCAGTTAGCTACGGCACAGACTCAACAGGCTTACGCTAAAGATCCCATAACTAAAAATAGTTATAATTCAACTATTAATAGTCTTACAGCCCAGATAAATGCTCTTAATAAATATTCTGATTCAATTATAAATGCAGGAACTACTACTAATCCTCTTACAGGTATAGTGGATAATCCTCTTGTTAAAAATTATAATCAATATCTTTCTGATAGTTTAGGTAGTTCTGAGTTTATACACCAATCGGATTCTCAACAAGAAGCTATTATGTCTGGAACATATAGTCAGCTTAAAATAACTCCAACAGTTAGAAATATACAAGACTTTAATAGTTATATTGGGATTGCACAATTAAGAGATGATAAGGGAAAACTTATCCCAAAGATGGATTCACAAACATTTTATAATGACTTTAAAAGTAAATTTAATGAGTATGCAATGCAGAATGGTAGAATTGATCTTGTTAATTATAATTATACACAAACAGAAACTGATAATGCCTATAGGGTATATAGCTTTGCCTATGATAATATAAAGATAGCAATGTTTAAACCATTTGGATATGGAGCTACCGGAAACGAAAAAGTCTCATCTGTTAGTAAACCTGCTATATTAAAACAGCCTCAACAAAATATAACTAAGCCTATTCAATCCATGTCAATTACATTACAAAAAGGAACTGACTTTAAAGTTAATCTTAATAATTTCAATATTGAGGAAATTAGTCCTAAATATGATTACATGAAAGAAGATATACATAAGACATATATATTAAATGCTATAAAAGATCCAATAAAAGAAATACCTGTACCTATTTATAATAATATAAAAAATAATATAATAACAAATATACCTTCTGAATATTATGAGTCTGTTTTACCTTCTAAGCAAATAGAATATAAAGATCAACTTTCAGAACAGATAATAGGAATGGGTGAACGCTGGATTAAAGCACGACAACAAAAAGGATTACCTATAATTAAATCTGAATTTAATTCAAATGATTTAAACAAACAAAATTTACAGCAGGATAACTACCCTATTATAAATCAAAAATGGTTTTATGGATATACGCCAGATCAGCTTATGCAATTACTACAACCCTATATAGATAGTGTTGTTCCGGAAACTAATATTACAATTAAGTAGGATAATATGGATGATTTAACTGCATACTTTAAAAAATCTATGGGTATATCTGATATACAAAACACTCCTCAAGATATACCTCCAATTTCCCCTGCTTATTTTAAAAAGTCATTTACTCCGGTTCAACAGGAAACAGAAAATAGAATACTAAATAACAATCCTGTAGCGTCTTATGTTGAACAATGGGAAGGTAAGCAATTTAAACCGGGAGAAACGGAACGTTGCGCTGATTTTGTGTCAACTATGCTGGAAGAATCCGGACAAGCTAATAATATTCCGGATTATCAACATCAGGTAAATGTTCTTGAACTTGCAAAGTACGGCAATCCTGTAGATTATAATGGTCTTCAACCGGGAGATACAGTATTTTTTGATAAGACTTATATGAATACTGATTATACACATACTGGAGTATATGTAGGCAACGGAGATTTTATCCATAAATCAACCTCCGATTCTCCTGTTAGAAGGGATACTCTTGCATCCGGATACTGGAAAGATAAATTTAATTCCGGTAGAAGATACACAGAATTTGTTACAGGTCAACAGGATCAACAAATGTTGCAAGGGGCTAATGCTAAAGAAATGTCAAGCGTAGTTAGAGCAATAGGCCGACAATTCTTTGGTGATAAAGATACTGAAATATTTGTAAATCAATTACAACAAGAATCAGGTTTAAAGCCTTATGATAGTAATGGCAATATACTTACATCTTCCGCAGGAGCAATAGGTATTGCTCAGTTTATGCCTGATACCTTACAGAGTGAACTTAATAGTTACAATCAGGAAACAGGTAGTAAACTTACTATAGAAGATTATAAAAAGAATCCCCGATTACAAATCCTTCTTGGCGCAAGACACATGCAAGGATTACTTAAAGCAAATAATGGAGACTGGGCAACAGCTTTAGCTGCTTATAATTCAGGACAGGGTGGCGTTCAGACACAAAAACAAATGGGTTATGCTTATGATGAAACCAAAAACTATGTAGCAAACATATTAAATATTTCTCCGGAAGATGCAAACAGCATGATTGTTAATGGCGGAAACATTAAATGGGATCCGGAACAAGTTACATTAGATATGATGGAAGGTAAAATTACATTTAATGATACATTGGCAAAGACTTATAATAATGTATTGTTAGGATTTAGACAGCCTACAGACGAAGATTTAAAAGATCCTTACCTTGCAGAGAATGCGGAATTCAATAGAGATTTCTTTGCTCGCTATCTTGCTACTATGTCATTCTCTTTGTCAAGTTTAATTGGAGGGGAAACTTATGACCCCTCTATGTCCACAAAGAAGGAATCAGAAAAGTGGAAAGACTCAAATAAATGGTCAGAAAGATTCTTTGGGTATAAATTTAATAAATTTCTACTTGGGACAGATGAAGAAGGATTATGGAACAAATCAGTAGATATGTTAAATCTTACTGATATGGCAGGATTTCTTACACAAATGCTACTAACTAACGGAATAATGCAAACTATGAAGTTACCCGGAGCAATTACAGCAGAAGGAACTCCTAATTCAGGGTTAATGATGCAATCATTACTTAATCCTGAAGCTATTGGAGATGTGATGCTTAATACATTTGCAAAGAATCCTATTACAAGTAAACCTGTAAACTGGTTATTAAGCAAACCGGCTGTGTTTCGTTCCGGGTTATTTTGGGGTGGTTGGGCAGGTATGGATGGATTTAATCGTGAGCTTGCAAGTTCTCTACATGATGGAAATAGTCTGGATCAGGCTATACCTCATGCATTATATGCAGGTATGACAAGTTCACTAACAGGAGCTATGACTGCATGGGTTCTTCCTGCTGCATTACAAATAGGCGGCACAGCTTTAAAGGGATTAGGTAACTTTGCAGTAGATTTACCTCCGGCAATTATGCATGTTTTAAATGATGGCGGTAAGTATAGTAAACCCTTATATAATTTTATAAATCAAAATGGATTTATAAAAGGGTTTTTTGATTTACCTAAGTCTTCTGTTATACAAATTAGAAAGGCTGCAGAATGGGCATACAATAAATTTCTTACTGAAGAAGAACGTAATTATTTAAAATTACCCATAGCAGAATTGGCAAATAATAGTACAGACATTACAAAAAGTATTAATGAACAGACTATTACTAAATTTAATATTAATACTGTAGATGCTGAAAAAAATGGTATTGATAATATGATTCGAGGTTATCAAGAACAAAAAATAAAAACAGCGCAGGATCTTGCAAATGAAACAGCAAACCTTCAAGGCATTAATCAAGAAATTCAAAATATGTCTAATGATCCACAACATGGTTTAAGTATAACAAATTGGTTTCAAGCTGATAATGATTATAATACATTTAGTAAAATGTATGAAATATATAATTCTGGTAATCCTAATTTGATTAAGCAACAATTAGTTAGAGCCGGATATAATATTAATAATATGAATCCTACAGAATTAGGAAGACTTTTAAACGGAATAAAAGATAATGTACTTGAAGCAAAAAATAATGCTGAGAGACTTAGAAATAGCATTGCAGATAGCTTTGAAGATAAAACTATATTAAATAGATTTAAAACTCTACAAAATAAACAAACGCAAATTACACAGAATGTAACAAATCTACAACAACAACATAACAGTTTAAATAGTGATCAATGGCAGCAACAAATACAAAATCTTGCTATTGTGTCAAAAGGATTAGATCAAATAAAATCTACATTTAAGCCTAAAGCTCAAATAGAATCATTTAGTTTGGATGATATTATCTATGATGTAACAGGGATAGGTCCTTTAACATCATCACAAAATAAATCCTTACAAATGTATCAGGATATGCTTACAAATATTGCAGGTAATAAAGATTTTATACTTCCTCTTCAAGTTAAACAAAGCATACAAAATGCAATGGAGCCTGTAATGGATCGAGAGCAATTTCTTTTAGACAGCTGGGGCTTTCTTGAAACAATTAAAAAAGATATTGCAAAACAAGAAAAATTAACGGGAGAAAAGATTGTCGATTATGATGCACAGGGTAAACCTTTACCTGATAGATTACAAAGTACACTACCTCAAGAGGCATTAACTGAATTAAAAAAATTTGCAAATCAGTTCGAAGCTACTCTTCATGGTCATGGCGTAGAAATAGGAACAGATAAAATCACGCTGGAAAAGATTGGAAGAACAGAAAAGGAAATAGCAAACGCAAATTATAAACAGTTAAGTGAAATTGCAAATGATATAACAAATCAATATTCATTTATGGGCATGCCTAATCCTGTAATTGCTATGGCTGCCGCTACACAAAATACCCCGCCTATACTATCTACAGCACAGGTTGAATTTGCTGAAAGGTTTAATACCTTAACACAAAAAACAATTGTAGAATTTTTTGATAAAGCTGCACCATCTTTAAAAGAAGCTGAAGAACTTATGGTAATGTATCCATCTCTCAGGGATTTT